ATGGGGTGGAGATGCAGGATTTGCATGGAGTCGTGCCATTGTTGAACGTGAAAAAAATAAAACAGAAAAGGTTTGGCAAGGAAGTCCATTTAGTTTTAAGGGGGAATAATGGAAGATTTAACTAGAGAAGATCTTGTTCAACTTTTAGTTTTTTATAAAAATAAAAATGCTGATTTAGAATTTTCTTATTTAACGTTACAAATAAATAATAAAAAACTTTTAGATGAAAATAAAAAAGAATATGAAAAACTTATAGTTATAAAAAATCAAACTAATAGCGATTTAATAAAAAGAGAAAGAGATTCTAATTCTGAAAATGTTAAGTTTTTAAAAAAAGAAATAGAAAAACGAGATAAACAAATAGAAAAATATAAAGCAACAAGCAAAAAGAGTTAAAATGATACATTTTATAGTTATTGGCTTGACATTGACTGTCTTTTGCTCTATAATTATATTTATAAATAAAAAAGAAAAAAAATCTTTTGCTAAAAATGTTTATCGTCAAAGCGATATGCATAACATGTTAAAAGATTTTTTCTTTAAAGATATAAATAATGACAAAGTTTTTACATCTCAGTCCAAGATATGGAAAGAGAAACAAACTACTAAGGTTGTTATACTAGATCAAAAAGCATATTGGATATCAAATAATATCTTTTATGTTGGTGAAGCAGTAGATGGAAAAATAAAACCAGAAACTGGTGTGCCACTAGACACATCCAATATGTCAAAAAAAGAAATAGATAAAATGTTATTCATTTTGGATAACTTAAAGAATGGGAATATAAATGATAGTGGGAGTACAGGGAACCAGTGAGTTTGATGATTACAACCTATTTCTTCGTGCTATAAGCGTTGCTTTGTCTGGAATGAAAGAAGAAGAAAAAGAGTTTATAATTTATTCTGTAGGTCCAACAAAGGTAAACTCTTTTGTTTCAGAGTTCTCAAACTTGTCAGAAAGAGGCATGAAGGCTAGAGGTCGTAAAATAAAATTTTACAAGGTTACAGAAAAATGGTTACAAGAAAATATGGATCAAGTAAACTACTTTGCATTTCTTAGTAAGCCAAAACAATCAGTATCAAAACTTACAACTTTTGCAGAATCAAAAAATGTAGAAGTTGGAATATTCCGTTACTAATAGAAAGAAATATTATGATAATTAATTCATTAACACATATGGAAAAAATTGTTTTAAAGCACAAAGAATTAGACTGGGTTGGCTGGGATGTTGTTGAACGCAAGAGGTCAGATCTTGCAAGAACTTCTCCAAGTGGTGTGCGTGTAAAAAATGCATGGTACATACAGAAGACATTTAATCTTAATCGTAATGGTTGGGACATTCCAAACAAATATGGACAATAATGAAGCAGCATATATGGAAAGACAGTGCTGCATGTCTAGGGCTAGACACAAACATATTTTTTGATAAATACGAAGAAGATGTTGATACTCGCCCAATAGTAGATTCAATCTGTCAAAGATGTCCAGTGTCAAAGACATGCTTTGCTGTTGGAGTTTCTGGTAAAGAGTATGGGGTTTGGGGAGGAGTATTCCTAGAACTTGGTGGAATATCAAGAGAGTTTAATAAGCATAAATCAAAACAAGACTGGGCAAACACATGGCAAGCATTGACAATGGAGAAGTAATTGTATACTGATCAAATGCGTAGGGCTTTTCACTCTGTAGTCCCTCCAAAGGGGTTTGCTATAGAGTTGATTGACAATGAGCATTTTTTAACTATTAAATTAAATGAACATAAGTTTGCAAAAATGGTTCATGATGATAAGATTCAGGCACTTCAGTATGTTTTAAACTTAAAGAAAGCATTAGAAATGGAAGGCGCAATTGTTTTGGTCACAAGAGAGGCAGTAAAGTGAATATTTTTATATCAGTTGCATCTTATCGTGATCCAGAACTAAAGTGGACAATAAAAAGCGCAATTGATAATGCAAATAATCCAGATAGTTTACACTTTGGTGTTGTATACCAAGGTCTTGAATCAGAAATGCCTGACTTATCTTATGTAAAAAACTTATCTATTATTAAGATGCATCCAAAAGAAGCAAGAGGTGCTGGTTTTGCAAGATCAAAAGCAATGGAACTTTACTCTGGCCAAGAACTTTTCTTGCAAGTTGACTCTCATACAAGATTTCAACAGGGGTGGGATGCTATTGCAATAGATCAATTAAGCAGGGCTAAGAATATTTCTGGCCACAACAAGGTCATACTTTCATATTTCCCTGCACCATTTGATCCTGAAAGAAATGGCGGTATGCACTTAATCAAAAATAATCCAAAGATTAAACCATATCCAACGAGACAAAAATTATCACTAAATAAAAGAAAACAGTGGACAGCAGAAAGATTTGAGTTTGAAAACAAAACAAAAGAAAACCCAGAATTATCTCAAACAGTTCTTGGAGGGTTCATATTATCAAATTCATCAATCATAAATGAAGTTCCATATGATCCAGAGATTAGTTTCTTTGGTGAAGAAGTTTGTTTTGCAATGAGGGCTTGGACTAGGGGTTGGGATATATACTCTCCATCAAAAAATATAGTTTACCACTTTTATTCTCGTGGTGGATATGACAAGATTTGGAAAGATAGAAATCTTAGAGGAATATCTTGGAAAGAAATAGAAGAAATTTCATATAAAAAACAAAAAAGAGTTCTTTGTGGAGAAGAATTGGGTATCTTTGGTTCTGGAGATATTCGCTCTATTCAGGAATATGAAGAGTTTACTGGAGTAAATTTTAAAGATTTTTATAGTTTGACAAACTTGTAATCACTTGGTACAATTAAGAAATACGAAGGGGTAAGATGAAAGATATTATTATTATTGCTTTAGCAACACTTTCTGGTTGCTTTGCTATTTCCTATACACTTCTTTTTATTAAGGTAATTAAACTAAAAAAGAGTTTATCAAAACTATTTATTGAGAAAACCTTGTTACAAGAATACATAGAATCAACCAAATCAATAATAGATGAAAAGAATTTTGAAGATTCAGTGCATAAAGAAAACTTTATTAAGTTTCTTTCTGATTCTCGTGACTGGGCATACAAGTATATTGAAGATGTTCAAGAAGGATTGCTAAGATTTGTTAATGCTATAGAGCCAGAGATTTCATACTTTGATGAATATGGAGAAGTTGGGTCAGCATATCCACACTACCATTCAATAAAAAAAATATCACAAGAGTATAAAGAGTTAAAAAAACTATTGCCAGTAGAGGGTGAACAATGAAAGACATATTGCTTTCAGTATTAACAGGTTTTGGGTGTGGCTTAGTATTTGCTGCATTCAAATTACCAGTACCAGCACCACCAGTTTTTGCGGGAGTCGCAGGAATTATTGGTCTATGGGCTGGATATGCTATACTAATAAAGGTTCTATCCTAGGAGGAAAAATGAACACAGAACAACTAAAGGCAGTACTTGCATCATACGGACGTTCAGTCCTTGCATCAGGTCTTGCACTATACATGGCAGGCGTAACAGATCCAAAGGATCTATGGACTGCACTTGTGGCAGCAATTGCGCCAGTGGCGATTAGAGCAATCAATCCATCAGATAAGGCTTTTGGTATCTTGCCAGATGCTAAAGAGGTAGAGAAGGCTCTGAAGGCTGCTAAGGCACCTGTAAAGAAGGCTGCTAAGAAGGCTGCGCCAAAGAAGTAATATTTACTTACAGAATTGCCAGTCTAGAAATAGGCTGGCTTTTTTGTTTTATGAATTAATTAAATTAATATATTTTTCTTTTAATGACTGTATTGAAAAGTTGTTTTTGCCAATCTCAAAGGCTTTATCCTTTATGTTTGATATATCTAAAGTATAATAATCATCAACTAATTTACCAAGCATTTTAGCATCTCCATCATAAACATCAAGCATTGTCCTGGTTTGTAGTTGATCAATCTTTGTAGAATTAAATAACCAGTCATTTGGCAGAACCTTGTTGTTCGGAGATATGTTGGTCATAAAAACAGGCAGGGCACTGATTAGAGCCTCATTCATAGGAAGACATAGACCAGCATACCTTCTAGGCAGAATCATAGCGTCAAACCCCTCATATAGGCTCTGATGGCTATCTGGGCTTGAGGCATCAATGGTTAATCTTGGATCATTACACTTTATGTTTAACTGGCTCTGGGTTTTTATTACCAATTCGTAATCACCACTAGAATAATTAAGCATTTCAATTACTGTGTTGGTACCGTTTCTATCTTTAACTGCAGCCTTTCCAGCAATGTGTAATAATCTTTTATGTGTTTTACTTTTATTTATTTCTTTTGCTTGAGAGAATAGGTTAATGTCAGTAGGTGGCGGTAGATGGATAACACTTGTTTTATCTCCAAACCTATTAACAACATCTTCAAAATTCCATAGGCTAGGAGCAACAAGAACATCAGGTAATGTTTGTTTAGGGTTTGCTAAATAATCTAAAAACTCATAGTTATACTGCAATATTGTTTTTATTCCACGACTTTTTGCAAGATCAACAAACTTTGGATTATAAAATAATTCACAACTAATAACTACATCAATATCTTTTAAAAATTCTAAGATTTCATTTGTATTTGGAAAACCTTTGATTGTGGTTTGACAGTTGTATTCAGAATACCACTCAGGATGTTGTTTGTTTTGATTAAAAAACCTTGAATTAATTAACATAATCTTATCAGGACTAAGCATGTTTACTAACTCTCTTGTTTGATTACCAAGACCTGTATTGTCTGATCTTGCAATTATTCCTAGTCTCATGAGTCCATATCTTTATATAATTGTTTCAGTCCTTCTAGTGTTCCTATGTCCATGTATCTTCCACCAGGACTTACGGATCTAATATTAAGGCTCATATCTATCCAGTCTTGTATTTGTTTTCCTGGATGTTCTAGCAGTGGGTCAATATATCTAATAAGGTTTTTACGAAACAACATTGTTCCCCACATATCTGGGTATTCACAGTCAGAAACTTTATCTCTGGATGATATAACTCTACCATCAGAGATTAATACTTGCCCAACTCTACCCTTAATGTCTGGGTCACAACTCCAAGTTCCAAGAACTAAATCTCCAGAAGTATCCATCATGTCTTTATAAATGTTGGTTTTGCATCCAAGTATGTAGGTGTCAGGCATTCCAATTAAAACGGTATCGTTATAATCTCCAACCATAAACTTAACAGCATCAGACATAGTTGAAGGCTCACGAACAACTAACTTTATATCCATATTCATATTTTGAATAATAGGAACCCACTCAGCCCTTGTTGAAACCCTAACCTCATCACATACTTCTAGCATTTGATTAACATGCCATTTAAGTATAGACTCTTCTTCTGAAACTGGTAAACAAAACTTTGGAATACCGCCAATTCTAGATGCTTTACCAGATGCTGGTAGGATTCCTATTGTTGCCATTACTTTAACCCATATCGTTTCTTTAAGGTTGGTATATCGTTTACTGGCCAATAGTCTAAAGATTTTGTTGGATCATTAAATGGATGTTTGTATTCTCCCCAACCTTCTCTTGTTCTATCTCCACCCCATTTAGACTTAAAGTAATCATGAACACCATTAATATTTATTCTTAATCCATCAATAGTTGCACCACCATCTACTTGACAGGTTACATCAACTTCTGCTGCTTCAGCACTAATTCTCATCACATAACTTATCGGAGTATTAGGATGTACAAAATAATCACGCCAAGAAACTGCAATATCTGATTCAGGATCATTGATTAACTGCTCTTCAAGCAATAAACACCTATGATCCCAGTCGCAGTCATCAAAGTTATAAGGATAAAAGTTTTCATCAAAATATCCAATGGCTGAAACTAATTTTTTATTTATACCACAAAGATGCCAGCCATGCTGTGTTCTAAACATTACACCTTTAAAATCATTAAGCATATCAATAATGTGCGAGAAAGGTTTATTAAATAACATTGAAGATGAAACAACAAATGTCCAGTCATGGTTCTTTTTTAATGCTATGTTCCATGATCTGGCTAAACCAATATTTTCTGATTGATATTCTACTTGAAACCCATACTTCTTTTCAAATACCTCACACTCTCTATTACCACTGTTGTCTATAAGTAAAACATTTTTATCTTTTATAGACTCCATGCAGTTATAAATTCTTTCTGTTACCCTGTAGATAGGTATACAAATTAAATAATCAATCTCAGTATCTGTTTGCATAAACATATCCTCCTCTTTCAGGGCTACCTAAAATATCAATTCCAAACTGTTTTGAAAGTTTTTCAATCATTTGACCAAACCTTCCATCAAAAGACTTATCAAATTCAAGAACTAATCTGTTTATTTTTGCTAAAGTTTCTGCGGGAGTATTTATAATAAGATCAAACTCTGCACCCTCTATATCAATCTTCATGACATCAACCTCTTTGATATCATAAGTTGAAAATAAGGTCTCTAAAGTTATTGCTAAGACTTCTGAATTATCGTCTTCTGTGTCTACAATACTACTGTTGCCACCACGATTACTGATTGAAACCATTTTTTCTTCATGCCAGATAGCATTATTTACTATAGTAATGTTTTCAGTAGGATTATTTTCTATATTTTGACTAAGTAAGTATAGGTTGTTTGGTTCTGGTTCTACAGCATATACCTTTATCTTGTTACCATCTTCTCTATCTTTATTAAAACTATCTACAAAAAGGCTAACCGCCCCAATGTTCGCACCAACATCAACAAAAACGCCACCACCAAAAAAATGACCCTGATGTATTCTATATACATTTTCTATCCATGTTTCGTTAATTACTTTAAAGTCAAGATTATGATCATCACTAGGATCTTCTGAATAGTCTCTTATTTTAAAATTATAATTTTCATGACTTAAAATTGATGTCATATGTTTAACTCTTTCAATATACTTTGCCATCTATTCTTATAGGTATAGTTAGACTTAACTAATTCATGGCCTGCTTTTCTAATTGCTTCACGCTCTTCATCATGCTCTATATAGTAATCAATTAGTTCTTTTAGTTGATTAAAGTTTCCGTACTCATAAAATACCAAATGCTTCTTGTCTTCAAACTCTCTTTCCATACCCTGAACATATGGGTGAATCATAAAACCACCACGACCCAAGGTTTCATAAACACGATCAGACCAGTAGTCTGGGTAGTCAAAGTTTATACAAAGGGTATCACCAACAACAATCTTTGTAGACCAATAAAGTTTGTTAAGTTTTAGTCCACGAATTGATGGCAATCCACCACTACCATAATGCTTAAACTTATTTCTATACTTATCTTCAAGCCAATCAATAAGTTCAGTTCTATAGTTCCACTCTGGATGATACTTCTTACTACCAACAAATATAACTTGGTTGTTTAGTTCTGATTCTCTATATATACACTCTTTATCATAAACTCCAGCAGGGACATAGTGACCAACAACTTTTGTTTCCTTATTAAACCAATCAGACATCTTCTTATCCACCGTAAAGAAATGTCCAATGTGCTTATATACTGGGTGAGTATCTAGATCTTTTTGTCTTTGTAGTCCAAACCAAAGATCAAGATGATATGTCATTGTTGGCACATTGTAATCTTTAAGTGTCAGCAACACCTTGTCCATTTCAAACTTTCCAGGAGTCTTCCAGCCGTGTGTGTGAATCCATATGAAAAGATCTGAGTCAACAGAAGATTTTAATATGTCTTCGCTCTTAGCCTCTGTTTCTTGTAATCTTATTACTTTGTGTCCCAAAGATTCCAGGGTATTGGCATGATGACTTTCGCTAGTATAATCAACACGAAAGTTACCTAAGAAAACAATTTTAGACATAGAACCCCTTTTAATATATTATAGCATCCCTGGCAGGATTTGAACCTGCGACCTACACCTTAGAAGGGTGTCACTCTTCCGCTGAGTTACAGAGATTTAGTAGACCTAGAAGGTAATGCTCCTTCTTCTCAGGATTAAAAGTCCTGAGCATCACTTTAATGCTTTAGGTCCATAGTACACCAGGTAGGACTTGAACCTACGAATAGCCGAATTATGAGTTCGGTGCCTTAACCAACTTGGCTACTGGTGCATAGACTTAAGTTTATTCTATTTCACTATCAAAGTCAAGCCAGTATTGTTTAAAATTATTTGTTGGTTCAAGGTATCTAACTTCATCAATAATATTATGTTTTAGTGCCAAGTTAATCATCTTATCTGAATAACTTCCTGGATCAGGTTTTGCAGAAAAATATACAACATAGTATAAACTATTATATATTTTTATTAATGATCCATTTGCAATTGCTTTTTTAACATTATCAGTTCTTTGTGCTCCAGGCCTCTTACCTTCACCAGAAAGACCACCCTTAGCCTCCACATATTCAAACCTTACATCAGAATGTGCTCTAAAGTCTACTTCACAACCAGCATCCGTAAAGCAATAATTTCTATCAATAGGACCAAAACCCCTACTAACCAAATCTGCGTATACAAGTTCTTCAAAAGCGTCTCCTGACTTTTTAGATTGTGACTGAAAGTTTTCCATATGTTTATTATATCAATCTATAGTGATAGTTCGTTTACTTTGTCTTTTGACCAATGCATATATGATCTAACATATACAACTCCATATGCCAATGCAGAAAATATAAATCCAGGCTGGTCTGAAATAATTGCATAGGCAATCCAGAGGCACTCATTGAATAACAATACAAACCATCCCCATATGCTTTTGCGACCAACAAAATAGATGCCAGATACACCGATTACTGCAAGAATCCAAGACCAATACTGCATCTTATTCCTGCTTAACTTTGTATGTCATAATAAAATAACAAGCCAAATACCCTGCAATAAATGCGGGGATTAAAAATAAAGCATTAATCATCTTCTTCCTCAAATTCTCTAAGGGCGTTATTATTATCATTACAATAGTTACAATCGCCATATTCTAGTCTATTTCCACAGTAGTTACAAAACATTATTTCCCCTAACTTATCTATTCTATCAGGTTTCGTAATACTTTGCAAGTATGGTAGAATTATAGGATGTGTGCATTTTGTCAAGGAGTCTTAACTCCAATAATCTATTCACGGGTAGTTGACGATGTACTACTTGGGATGCACAGGTCTGGACAGATAATTCTTGCTGGTCAAACAGAAAGATATGCTGACCACCCTAGATCTTATTGCAGATCTTGTCAAGAACCAAGCACTGTTGAAGTATCTATTGATAACGCTCTTGTTTTAGACTAATCATTATCTGGAATATCATCAAACCTGCGATATCCCTTTTTAACTAATACTTTTGCTATTTGAAATGTAGCAAGTAGGTATCCAAACAAACTTCCCCATAAAAGTAAAAGTATATTATCAATCATTAGAGACCCTTTCTATTTGAACTTACACACCAAATATTTCCATCACTCATAGTCTGATGAGTTTCCCAAAATAAAGGATCTTTTTTAGACATCTCACACTTTAAGCATTCATTCTTCATTGTCTATGCCTCTTTTTATTACCAAACTTAGACTTAACATCAGCCTTAGCCTGATTAACTATAGCGTTCGTAATGTCTTCTAAATTAAACTCTTCTTCAGTATCCATTAGTCAATCCTATCTAAATCTTCAAGGCTATTAATACCATAAAGATTAATCATTTCTTCAACAGTAAACTCTAAGTCAAACTCTTGTTCAGTATCCACCTAAGCACTCATTTCTTGTATGAAACAGTCTAATCTTTGTCATAATTTTGCGGGATGGAGCATAAAGATCATCCTTACAAGCACTACACTTATAAGACCATTCACCAGTAAAGAAATCATGGATGTACCCCTTAGCATTAGCATACTTTTTTGATACAAAGGTTTGAAATGGATCAGGTATATCGTAATGTTTATTCAAAATCAACCTGATGCTCAAACATGTTGTTATCTCCTCTTGCTACTTTTGCAGCAAGCATACGCATACCCAAAGCATTTAGTTGGGCATTATCCTCACCAATAGATATATTTTCTATCTCACGTGCAATTTGTTCTCTTAAACTCATATCATCTATACTCATATAACTATTTTACCCCTTAAACAACTAAAAGTCAAGACTTTACGCCATCCCAAGTTCCTATTTTTGTTGTAGGAATGTTATGATCTTCCCATAATCTAATTACATTTGGGTTGTCATCTACTGCATGAGTTACATCCCAAAGTTGATTTATCTTATCAAGCATATCTTTCTTTGCTTCATAGTCTGGTCTATTGTCATCATCTGCCCTCATAAATAAACCATGTGATCTAATATTATTTTTAGCAAGCCACATAGAGGTTAGTCCACGATACTTTTCTTTGCGTGATGTAACAATTAAAATTGAGTGTCCATCAGCAACAGAATTATTAAGCATTTCAAGAACTTCAATATTTGGCAGGGCATCAATAGATGCTGAATGAAATGCATCGTAATCTCTCTCACGACCAATAACAAAGTGTAGATATGGATCTACATTAGCGAGTGTTCCATCTACATCATAGATGTGTGCTGTTGGTTTTGACATTAGTCCCTAGTAACAGGGTCAAGTCTATCCCACTGTCCCATATTATTTCCAACAAACACTTGCCCAGTTTCTCTATCTATTAATAAATACTTTTCGGCACAACGTGTTTTAACTGTTAGTTTAATTGGTTCTTCAAGTTTGTCAAACTTTTTTTGCTCTCTCATTTATTTCCTTTCGTCTAAATCCATTATGTAGTAGGTTCCCCACAACTCATAAGGCTTATTAAAGTAATGCCAAACCTTACAGTGAAAAGTAAAACGGTATCCAAGATGATCATCTTCCTGTAAGTCAATTGCCCTAACTAAACTAGTAGCAGAAATTTCCCCACATAGATTACCGATCCATCTAAGAGGAAGTATCTTTGTTTTCTGGTGCTTTGTTATCTTGTTGAGGTACCCATCTGAGTCGTCCGTCTTTATATTCTCGCTCATATCCCAATGCCTTCCAGTCCATCTTCATAATTCTTGGTTCTTTCATATATCTATTATACAGTTCGGCGATAAGTATGTCAAGTTCGGCGCAAAATAGAGTAGTAAACCTTCCCCTGAGTCTAACGACTCACCCTTGGTTAACAGCCTTCAACTTGCTCAAATAGTATTTATACTCTGATACTAATCTAGATTTCTTACTTGAGTTACAAGACCTACAAAGAGGCTGTAAATTTCCAACTGAATGGTTTCCTGACCTAGATATGGGAATAATATGATCCATCGTAATCTTTTCTGTAGCACCGCAAAAGGCACA